GGATTCAGCGGATTTGTTATAACCATCATTTTGTGTTCCGCTTTTTGGTGAATACACAGTAATTTGGGGTGCTTTTATTTGTTCAACTGGTAGTTTAAAATTATAAGAATAACTTGGTGTTACTGTGAAATTCAAAGCAGTTAAATCGTTTCCATTTTGAAGTGTAACGTCACCCGTATTATATTCAAGAGGATATGATCTATAATAATATTTGTTTTGTTTATTTTTTTCCTCAATAGGATCTGAAACAAAATTAGTGGATATTTTAGATTGTGTTTGTTGAAGTAAAACATTTGAAATGCTAATATTACATTCTGGTAATATTTTAAATCCAATAGAAAAATAATGATCGCCACTTATTCCATTATAATTTACACTGGAAGGAGTAAAATTTAAAGAATATTTTTGCCAATATGGTTGTACTGATAACTCTGTGGGCAAAACTGTGCTAAATTCTGTGGTGTTTGGATTTACTGCTTGTCTATAATAGCAAGATAAAGTTCCTCCAGTTATTCCAGACAATATTTTTGCAGAAAAACTTAAAGTTAATGGTACATTTTGGAATGAATTTGCACCAAATTGTTTATTTTCAAAATAACAAAAACCAGAAGTTACTCCTGTTATTTGATTAGTTATTGTTACATAGTTTCCATAACCATGAATTGTTCCTATGTTAAATTTTTCTTTATAGACTTGAATTTGTCCGGTACTTCCACTAATTCTTTGTTGACTATCTATTAAATACCAACGATCTGCTGTTTTTCTGAGAGGCGCAGTCAACGTATTACCGGCATCTACATCGTTCCATAAAATAGAAAATGTGATTCCTCTTTGCCATAAATCAAAATTTCCATTTATGATTAAATTATTAGTCATTTGTGTTTCCTAGTTTAAGACTGAACATTTTTATCACCAAGATAACGATAGTAAATTTGATCCGCATTTAATATTTGATTACCGGAAAATATACCTTTACCAAAAGTAATTCCCGTAATAGCATCAGCAGTAGCACCACCACCGGCACTAGTTAAAAATGCTTGTTTATTTGTTTGAATATAAAATGCTTCAAATTTATCATCAGATGTAGCAGTTATTGATGGATTTGCGGTAGAAAAATCTACAGATGTTGTAGCATATTTCCATGCTATGTTTATTTCATTTGGGGCCGCGATATAAAAATCAGGCATAAATGCACATGTAATTGTTCTATTTGTACTCACAAAGTCAGAACTGTTCAAATAAATTGTAGAAAATCCAGCTAATGTAGTTCCTCCAGATTTTGCAACACTAGGTGTTTTTGTAAATATTTCAGATTCAAAAGCATTACTATAGTCTGGGGCGGTAAACCCCGCTTTTGGTAAAGCATTTGCTGTAGAAAGAGTTCTTGGAACAATTGCACCTGTTATGAATGTTGGTAATGGCATAAATTTATCCTACTAAATTTTGATAAGCATTTTGAATTTTTGTCAATGTTGATGTTAATTTTTCCTGTAAAACATCAAATTGTTTTTTTGTTGCTACTTGTTTTTCATCTGTGTTTGAATAGTAATATGTAATTGGTATTTCTTGATCTATTAAATATTGCATTAATGGGTATACTTCATTATTTAACGAAGTATTCGAAATACCTCCACCGGTTAACATTCCTAATCCAAATATTTCATTGTCTATTACCCTACAAAGTAAACCCGAAGAATCTCCTCCCACCGTGGCCGCCCTCCCCTTTATGTCGATTCCAAGCGGTAAAAAACTAGTATAAGTTAATGGATTTTTAGCTACAAGTGTACTAGAATAATAAACATAACCATTTTTTGGTATTTTAAAAACTGTTTGATTTGCTCCTATGAAACAATATGTATCATTTTGTTTAACTGGAACTATTAACTTATTTAAACTTATAAAATAATCATTAAATCTTGTTTTTGGTTTTCTTTGTGTTTCTAAAGTAAAATTAGCAACTGTGGTCATATCATTTGGTAGGTTTCTTACAATATAGTTTTTAATATTTTTTCGTTCTTCTTTATTTAAACATGAGTATAGACTTAGAGTTCTCATGTATGGTGGATCGCGAGGTTGAAGTGGAGCTTGACCAGGATTTTCATAGAATTTAATCAATCCAAAATCCCATCGATTTGTAACTCTATAAAATGTTGTACCGGGAACTAAAGTTTCTTCTATAAAAGAATCTGATAAAACTGGACAATTACTTGTATTTACACCAGAATACACTTGTTTTTCTGTGCTATGTTCATATGGTGTTTCTACAAACTCATACGGTCTTCCAGCGTATAGACTATAATCAATAGTTTCAGAAAAAGAACTATTTGTGTCCCAAAAAGAAAGCCAGCCAGCAACTGGTAGTTCTACACTTCCCTGCGTGGATGCATAATTTGCAAATAGTTTATCAATTTGAAATTGAATTTGATTACCAGAATAAGATGGTCCAAATGTGTTTACACATGTTGTGTCATTTCCAGTTATTGTTATATCCTGAATATGAGTTGCAGTACAAACATGATAAGGACCTATCCAATAGGTTTTAACTCCATGTGACTGGTAATAATTAGGAAAAAGACCGGGAGTTAATCCGGGTGGAATTCCTGCCAATCCCCCAGGCTGTCCTGCCGCTTCGTCAAAGTCACCGTAATATGTTCTTTCTATTATATTTTGAAATTTGTAGGATTCTCTTGCATTGTATAAAATACAATTCGGATTTATACCAGTTGGTGCTCCCATGCCGGAAACTCCACCGTATAAATACATGTCATGTAAGTTTGGATTGTATGTTGAAAAATACATTTAAAATTGTATCCAACCAGTGTTTCCAATTACAGTGTAATTACCATAAACTACTGCTCTAGAAAGATCATCTAATTGATCTTGCATTGTTACTAACGCAGAAAGAGCCGAAAGCATAGTAGATTCTCTGGGAAAATCTATCGAGGTATCAATAGAACTTGCAACATATACTTCGACATCATTGTTTTCTTTTGCTGAAACTTCAACACCTGGACCTTTAAATATTAAATTGTTTAATGAAGTCGTTATAGTTTCTTGATTAATTCCATTATCAAATAAAACTGTTATCGGAGAACCAGAACCACCAACTGAGGTTGAACTAGAACCGGATACACCACCAATGAATCCTCTATGAACTATAAACAGTCCGTCATTTCCAGTTATACCAATTACAACTGGTTTTGAAACATATTGTACTGAATCTGGTTCTAATGTTGTTCCTGCTCCAGACACTCCAGCACTCAAAAAGTAGACGGCACCTTTTATTAATGTTGCTCCAGCAGTTCCTATAAAATTTTCCACAAGGGAAGAACCAGAAAATTTACCTGAAGTGCATACTTGTGCGTTTGCTCCAGTAAATCCTACAACAATTCCTGCAACTTCGGCTGTGCATTCATCATCTGCTTTTGCTTTTTGTGCTTTTCCGGTAGAATCAATATAGACTAGATTTCCTAAAGTCACTCCAGTATTAAATGGTAATGACAATACAGTGCCAGAAACATCATTTGTAATTGAATAGTTTAAAACACCACTTACTGTTAAATTTCCATTAATGTTTACGTTGTTTCCAAATGTTACAGTTTTAGAAACCGTACTTGCAATAGCTAAAGTATAACCACCAGTAACAGATGGGTGTGGTGTGACTATAATTCCATCACCGCCAGTAATGCTAGCAACTTTTCTATAATTTAGGCCAGCAATAATATCATTTGTGCGTTTATACCACGCACCAAAAGTATTTCCTAAACTTAATGAACTAATATTTGTTATGTCTGCCATATTATGCTTCCGATACTTTAATATTATTTATGAAGTAAAACCCATCAGATCTTCGCTGTGCTATTGCAACAAATGAATTTGTTATTTGTTGGGTGGAAGTAACAACATCGGTTATTTTTAAGTAATATCTGGAAGATCCACATGCAGAGGAATTTGCAACACTAAGCGGATGTATTCCTGAGAGTCCAGATGTATTACAAGTGGCAATTTCTCCAGTATATTCTCCGCTTCCACTTGTGTTTAGACTAAAACCAACATATGAATTTAGTGGGATATCTGTAAGTGAAAGAAAATTATCAACGCTGGTTGGGGCATCTGTAACGAAATATAACCAAAAATACAAACCACTAGAATTTGCCTTACAAAGATACCAAGAATAATTTTTTAATAAAATAGAGGAACTGCTAGCCTTGACATTATCGGGTGTAATTGGAGTTGCGCCATCCCACCCTGGTCCAAAAGTCTCAGCAGAACCAGAGGTTAATATTTCTGTCATCCAATTTGATATCATCTCCATTGTCAATGTTTGATGAACATTCATTCTAAATTGGAGTTCATTTAATTCTTGTGCCTGTAATATTTTACCTGGCTCAAATGCGATCATTTTATAACCAGCCGAATAAGATCCTGCTGCTGCCTGACCATAATCAACTGCACCACCGAAACTAAGTGGGCTGAAATCCGGTAATGAAGAAAGTTGTTCTGTTGTTATGTTTATTGCCATTTTATATTAGGAATGAAAGTTTTGTTGATGCTATTGAACCAGTTTTTTCAAATTTAATATTTGTTGGAAGACTTCTGGTTGTGACGTAATTTACATTATCTAATTTATAATTAGGTGTATTTACATTTGTTATTGTGTATTCTACTGAATTTATTGACATTTTAGATTTTGGCTGAAGCACTTCTTGTGCAAGTTCGTCTACTCCGGCAATTTCTAAAATAGCATTAATTGCACTTCCACCAGATGTATAATTTTCTTTATATGCAGTTAATTTTGAACCATAATCTAAAGAATTTCTTGTTGAATCCGTTGAAGATTTAATAGTAACTGTTGTTGAATCTTTATTGTTAACATATATTTCTTTTTCATTCTCAAGACTGCTTGGTAAAGATCCACTAACTGGAGATAGTGTTATTTTTGTTGTAGTTCTTGCTTTTATTGATTTATTTAACGTTGTATCGTCAGTTGGATTTAAATTTTCTAATGTTTTTATGTTTTTAACAATTCCTATTTTTGAAAAAATAGTTTGTTCTGTTTGTGTTTCTGTTAAATCACTACTTGATACAGTTTTTACTACAGAAATTCTAGGATTTGGTAAAAATGTAGAGGGATCTATTATATCTGGTAGAACTACTGCTTTAATTGCGTTTTCTAAATTAGTTGTTCCTTGTGTAACTTTAAACGAAGGATTTATATAATTTTGTCCTGGTGTCTTTAAAGTAATTCCATTTGCTATAAAAACATTTCTTCTTATATCATAATAAGTTTCAATATTTGCTGTTGCTTCAAATCCAAGCGCATCTAAAACTATTACTTCTGGAGAAGCAACGGAGCAAATCCTGTCCTCTATCGAGAGAGAACTTACATCTAATTGTAAACTTTGAATTCCGTTATTTAAATTTTGAACATATTCATAATTTTTATACTGAATATAAAAGCGATCATTTACATCTAATTTATCTGAAAGTATTGAAGATTCTAATTCATCAACAGAATTTCTATTAACTGTTGAATTTCCATTGTTACTGTAAAATGCACTTTTATAACCTAATTTTTCACCAACCTCATGACAAGCCCAACACTCCCAGTCTACAGTTGGAATTCCCTTGGTAATTTGATCACCATTTTCATAAATCTCATATCCGGCATCTGTTACTGGTTCTTTTGTTTTTGTAACATAGTAAAAATAACACGATCCCTGGTCATCCGCGCCGCCCGGACACAAAGAATTATATTTTGAGAGTAGTGTTGAACCATTTTCTATACTAGTGGTATAATCATTAATATTGCTAACTGGCATAAAACTTTCAGTTAAAAATTTACTTAGTTCAAAATCTATTCTATACATGGCAAGCCAGGAGTAACCATCTGTGTATGTTTGAACCCCGTTTTCGTGAGTTGGTGATTCCGTACTAGGAAATGCAGTTTCTCCTAATAGACCAGTTGGTTGATTTTTACCAACACAGAGATATACTATGTCAGTAACATCATTATAACAGTATGTGGAAGAACTCGTTGAGGTTAAATAATAAGGCTCAAAGTTTGTTCCATAAGACCAATTTACTCTAGGAACTACGGTTGAAACTTCATCTTTTGTGATTCTGCTAACATAAGAAATATCAGTTTCGTCTACTAAATTACTTCCACCAGAAATACCACCAAGAAACACAAAAAAGTTTGTCATTTCTTTTTTTGTAACGTTTGCTGTGAAAGATTTTACTTGATTTTTAATACTCATGGCTTTTTATTTATATGTTAAACACCAGTTGTAGTACAAAGAGCACAGTCTTGACCGTTTGTGTTTTCTGCTATTGATTCTTCACAGGTAGAACCAGTTCCTATATTTGGTGATAAATATGTGTTTGAGTACAAATCAGTAAAACTTCCAATTTTTACTTTTGAAAACGGGACAGTATCTGAAGACTCTTCAATTGGAACATTTGAACCATTTAAATCAATCCTGACATTATCTGCCCAGTCAGGCCACCAATGTTGTGGATAATAACCAGTAACTCCAGTTGGATCACAGTCATTAGTACAACAGTAACAGAAATAACCATTTGGTGTGACACAATTAGGACTAACAAATCCAATAGTGACTAAATTGTCTTCTGTTCTGTCTGGAGAAAATAGCAAATAATGAGAAATAACTGGTTGTTCTGTTGAACCAGTTGACACTGGATCTGTATCTTCATCATTTACTTCATCTGGTCCTGCGTCTTCTTCTTCCAAAGGAACATACTGTTCAAAGAAACCCAACATTCCAGCAGGGTGTGCTCCTGCTAAAATTGTAGATTTATACGTTTCTGCCTCCTGAACATCCGCGCTAGATGTCAGTAAATATGAGTGTTCTTGCCAAAAATAATCATCAGGCAAAACCGCTTCATTTAGAGCAGCACCAAACAAATTTGGTCTTATAGAAGCATCATAACCACCTAATGGGGATTGTGTAGCAGTTGGATTTCTTACATCAAAATCTTGTGGTAAATCTATTATTGTGTTATTTGTAACGTCCCATTGAAAATCAATATATTTCCCACCATTTAATCTCATTAAATATTTTTTTGGATATTGAAATTGAACATTTGTTATATTAAATAATGTTTTCAAAATATATCGATATGAGTCTTCCGTTCCTTTGGTTATTAAGAAATTACTTTTTAATGATTTTAGAAAAGATCTGACATATTGCCTGTCTGTTGGGGTTATATCAGAAAGATTTATGAATGGAGCATATGTTTTGACGTAGTTATTTAAAAATGCGTCTGGTACTCGTTCAATATCTAAAAGTTCTTCAATATCATATGGAGTTAATTGAATTTCTTCTTTTTTAAATCCACAATAAATCCAGTTGTAATATTCCTTTAAAAATAAAGTAAAATAATTATTAGAATCGGATGCACCGTAATTTTGTTTCATCCAAAACGGTATTTGTCCATCAATAAAGGAAGGTGCTTCGCAATAAATGTCTTGTATTGGGTTTGTTGCATTTTCTATTACTACTAGATCTTTAAGATATAACGACGATGACGCCCCAGAATTTGAGACTGGTTGAAGTGATTGTTCAAATTCTCGTTCAATTTGTGATACAAAATTCCTAAAACTTAAAGCCTGAGAAGCAACTGCAATTGGGGGCTCTGTTTGAGGTTTCTTTAATAGAGTTATAATACTCATACTCTTTGAACCTGTGTTGTTATATTTGGACGAAGGTATACTTCATCTTTGGCTGTTATTTGATTGGTATTATATGGCGCAGCAAGAATTTCAAACGACGAATTAGATAAATTTGGACTTAAAGTAACAACTCCAGTTTTATAGTTTATATCACCAACTGTTGCATTTATTGCAAGAGTTACAACACCTTCTTGATTAACTGAGTATAGTTTTAATTTTCCAATTTCTGGTGGATTTTCGCTGTTTTGAAATAAAATAGGAACATCTCTTATTTGAACCTGGCTCTGTGAATAACTTGTAGAAGTAAAAAGAGAAGAAACTAAACTATAACCATTTTGTGTTGCTTGTGTTGGTGTTCTAAGTCTATTTTTAAAATTTAATGTTTTGATTCTTGTGCTAGGAGAAACCGTATATTGCAACGTTACGTTACTAAATGAATCTAAATTAAATCCTTCATATTGTTCAACAATTTCTCTTGTATCTGACAGGGTTAATGATGTCGAATATGCTCCTACTGGATATTTGTTCAGTATTTCTTGTTTAATCAACGCAACAGCAACATCTGGTTGAACTGTGGCACTGTCGTTATAAGAAATGTTTGCGGTTAGATTTAAACGAAGAGAAACCGGATTTACATATTCTGGCAAAACTGTCACAACAGATCTTTCTTTGAGTTTAGTAACAACGTCACGAATGATGCTATTATCACTTGTGTTTATTCCACTTATCGAAAACAATAATCTTCCATAAATTGGGGGTGAATTGTCTTCTCCTCCCCAGACATACGCATTTGGATAACCAAGTTGAGCAAGATAACCTTTGTAATCTGATTTTGTTACTAACCTTTGTTGGGCTGCAAATATAAGAGGAGCCACAGTTTTTGCTTCTTCTAAATCGGGACTATTTAAACCACCCTGAGATGGTTGTAGTGTTCTCACAATTGAACCAGATGGTGTTATTGACGATCTAAAAGATCCACATCTATTGCCATTTGCTCCATTTGATGCCAAATATTGGATTTTGACCAAATCTCCTGCTACTAAATTTGTAGTAACAGCGGCAGTAGTTCTAAACTTTACCACAAAACCGCCGCTTGTTCTTTCTAGAGCATACAAATTATTAGTTGGTTCTATAAATTGTCCGCTGTAAGTATCAACTAAGGTCCAGTACTTATAATCAGTATCTGTGGTTCTTTTAACACTTATTCTAATAGTGTTGATATCCATAGTTAAATCTGGTATTAGTATTTTTTGATCTGGGTAATCAAAACCATTTCCACCGTATGTTAAAGTATTTAATGTTCCCTCATAGGCTGTAAAATAATTTGTACTATTATTTGTTACTGGTATTTGTTCTATATTCCAGAAATTGTATTGAAGACCTTCTGGTGTTGTCCCTATTACATTTACAGTAAAAGGATCAATTATTGTTGCAGTGCTTACATTTTCTAATTTAATTCTTGCCTTTGAACTTATTCTTGTTGGAAGAACATACCCTAGTGGTTTTACTAAAGAAACAATTGATCTTTCAAGTTGTGCAGAATCAAGAAACGCCTCACCAGATATCATGTTTGCAAAGTGAGCATAATACAATGTATTGTACGCTAACAAGTCAAGCAAAAAATTAACAGCAGATCCCTCAAAATTAAAATCTTTGACGGTATCTTGCTTTTTTAAATAATTAACCAAAGATTGTCGGATATTATCAAAATCTAGTTCTGATAAGTTTACTTGCGTCATAGTTGATTTACCGTTAGTATGAGGGTTTGACTGTTATTATTTTGCTGACTATTATTTAACTTATATTTAATATCTATAGTCAAGTCTTCTGTAGCACTATTTTCAGATGGGTATCTTATTTCTACAGAATCTACTATAATTCTAGGTTCCAACTGATCTAAAATGTCTTTAATATCTTGAGACAAAAAAGCCATTTCAGCAGTGGTTGGTTGCTCAAACATCACATTAACCGCATCAGTACCAAAATAATTATTAAAAGGTCTTTCTCCTTTTTTTGTTAGTACTATATTCTTAATAGACTGAACAATAGAAGAATTATTTGATACAAATGATATATCAGAGTTGTCTACATTTTTCTTGAAGAAAATTTCTAAATCTCTGTATTTCATTGATGCCTTATTCAGTATTTAGCGTAAGTTTTTTTGCTTTCTTGTTTGGATCTTTGTATTCCGTATCCCGAATCAAAATTACATCCATTAAGTGCTTTGTCTTAGCAAAGTCATGTAAAATACTAGAAACTAACCATTTGCCCGAGTAGCGTTTATCTCCAAGATCTAAAGTTACTACATTACCTGGTCTGAGGGTAAGATCTCCGTTTAGTTTTACTAAAATTTTGTTTGACAGCAATTGCATCATTTGAGCGTTTCTCAATAAGGGTCTTTCTGGTGGGGTTTGCCAGAAAGTACAATAAGTTTGGGAATATCTCAAATAATCCATATAACGCTCACCGATACATGGACAATTACAATTAAGTGGGTTTTTGGGATCATTCCAAGCACATCCTAACCAATCTTCACCCAATTTCTCCTCAATCAAAGTACATTCTTTAATTTCTTTTTCTAAATCTTTTAGTTCCTTGTAAGTTGGTTCGGAACCAGTAACTCCAACTAAAAGTCTATCAGGTCTGAGTTCTTGACATGGGCAATTACACAATGGATTGTCGTCTGGGCAAGGTGCATTATTTACTGGGTTTGGATTTGAACAGTTATAATCACCACATGGTCCTTCTATGTCAATTGTTTGACGAGTCATCACCACAAACTGAGCGGCAAAATTGCGATCAAAAACAGAGAATTCTTCTTCTAGTTCTGGTGAAACTAAACCATACTCTGTTTCTCCTGTATAATCATTTTTCCAAACTAATTTTTCTAAATTATCTGCTAGTTCGTGTTTCCATATGGAGGAACCATAATAATAACCATAAAATGATGTTTCATCCTCTGGTTCTACTCTTTCGTTTCTATTTTTTAAATAATTTTCCCCCAAAATTGTCCAAGAGGAAGTAATTCTATCACTAGTACTTGGTGGAAGTGGAGTTGTGCTTTTAAAATAATTTACATCAATTGGAACTGGTTCATTTGCATGTATACGAATAGCTGTAGTATTTGAGAGTACAGGAATAGCGTTCATGAAGTCAGTGTCATTAAAATCTTTAAACGCATCCACGGCGTTTAAACTTGTCCAAGAAGAAACCTCTGCATCTACATATACCTGTGTATAATTTCCGGCCGCGACCTCATATCTCGTAGTGCGATATCGCGCTTTTGGTATTTTAGTATTCCAAGAACCTCCCTCATAATAAGGAGTACTAAGATTATAATAAGATGAAGGCAGAGCAGTTCTTGCACTTATTGATCTTGGTCTAATATTTGAAAACTCATAATAAGATTGTGCCAATGATAGAGGGTTTTTTCTAGTAGTTCTTTGAATCATATCATAGTATAAAATTTCTGTTGTAGTTGTATTGATATTATTAGACGATCTCATATAAAAATTAGAAAAATCATCTTGAACTAATCTTTTATTATCGGAATCAGACGAAAAAACATCTCCGATTGAATAACCATATGTTCTCGATTTTTGATCTAATACTTCTTGTGGTGGATAAAACCGTTTTTCATATAATGGAAAATTATCATTACTGTTATAAATCTTTGAGGCGGAATTAAACCTATTTAATGGTCTCCTAAAATAATTATCATACCCCCTCACGCCAATCGTGTATAGGCCATTATATGTTGTTGCAATACTAGGCAAATAACCGTAAGTTGCTTCATAAGTTTCATTAGCAGGTCTCTCATAATATGATTGTGGAAAATGAGAATAACCAGTTTCTATAATATGATTGTCTTTATGATTAGTTAATGCTTTTTTACCAGTATTTAAGTTTTGTTTTTTCTTTTTTATTCGTTTAACTGCAACATCAAACCCAAAAGGATCTTGACCAATTACAGATATATTATAGTCTACAGATTTAGTACCAAATGGACCTGGTGTTATTAAAACATTATATGGTAAATAATATTCCGAGCCTGGTGTATCATAAAACCCTTGAGGAAAATCATACAAAGTATTAACGCCAATTGGTGTTTGAAATTCAATTCGCACAAAACTTTCTATTTCTTCTAAAATATTTTCTGTTGGTCTTACTGGTTCTTCATTGCCTTCTATATTTACAAAATTTCTAGAATTCAAATAATCGATTGGATTAAAATCAGTAATTCTTTCTAACCCATAAGGAGCAGCAACACAAATTGCAGAATTAAACTGAGATAAATAAGGATTTCCTTTGTTATTACTAGCCGCCTCTACAAATTCAATTGTAAATGTATAATCGCTAAAATGGTTATTACATGATGATGTTACATCATACCGCCTCCTAAAACTTATGGAATTATTTGTTTTATTTGTTATACTAAGATCGTCATTATATACAGAATAATAATAAAAATCATAAAAATAATCTGCGAAACCAGATTCTGAATAAGTAAGAGTTCGAATGTCATCCCACTTTTGTACTTCTAAATTTTGTATTGTTCTTTTTATAATATTATCTGGGGTTAATTCACTGGGATCAGTTCCAGTAGCAATACGATAATACTCATAAGTCTCTGTAAAAGAATCTTGCCTTGAATCGCAGGTAGGGGAACCAGCAACTGGATACGATCTTTTAATGTCAACAGTCATTTTAAACAAATATTGTGCATAATAAGTAAAAACACTATAAGGATTTCTATCTAATGGTCCACCAGAATCTGGACCACCAAAATCTTCAAATAGAGAAAAAGAAGGATTTGCATTATATCCAATATTTAAATTATATTGTGAATCATAGTGTGGGTGTTTTATTGAAGGATCTATCGAAGAGTCATTATCATAATATATTTCATATGGATAATATGAAGTTGCTCCAACAGGAAATCCTTTAAAAGCAAAATCATTAGACTGCAATTGTTCTTCAGACAATGCTGCTATCCAATTATCTACTACTGATTTTTTTGCAAGTTTCTCATATTTACTTCCTCGTATTGGAACTCTTTTAATTGTTTTTATATTAAAAAGATTTAATTTAGAATTATCAGCAGTAAAACCTATTTCTTTTGATATAAAGAAGGCTTTTCTGTCTTTAAATTTTTCATAAACTTCTAAAAAGTTCTGTTTTTCCTCTGAAATAATGTTTTTTAACTTAGAAAAATAATTAGAATTTAAAATTTGTTGTCTATTGGCAATCGCCCGATCACAGTCTCTAAGGTGACGGTTATATCTTGCCTCACTTATGCTGCCCTCGCCATACGATTCAAAGAAATCACAATCAGGGTTTATTGAACATTCTGATACAAGTCTATTCCAACGTTCAATCATCATTTGTTTGATGTTTTGAATTCTAGTTATAGAGGCTTGTAAAAGATCTCTTGCAATATCTACTCTTTTTTCTTCTAAATCATAAAGATATTTTGTTTGCAACGTAGGAGTGTCTACTAGATGAAACAAATCACCAATTGTTTTATTATAAGGATCACTATCTAGTTCATAACTTAATGTTAGACCCATCGGAAACTGTCTTCCTAAAGTCGAACCATCTGCAATATCAAAATTAACCATATCACTGAAAGAACCAGCAGCAACAACGCCGTATTCGGGGGTAAATACTGGTTCATTTTCAAGTTGTTCAGTGGGATCTCTATATCGTGTATCGCAACAAATACTGCAACGATATAATTTCCATTTTTCTTTTAAGTTTTTCTTATTTGCATATTCAATTTTTTTGTCTTTTATTTTTTGTTTTATTTCTTTTTGAATTATTTGGCATATTTTTCCATCTAATTCAGTTTGATCAAACATTGGTTGCCAAGTTTCAAAACCATCGCGGTTTGAAAAAGTATAACCATAATGATCCCACTCTACCGTTTTATCTCTATTGCTATAACTCGGTGAAAAATAACCAGAAATATTGTCATTAATTACATTAGCAACTGTTGGTTTTGTATCAACACCAGTTTCTAAAAGAGGGTATTTTTCTACTTTTAACCACTTATTGTAATCTTTAAAATAATCAAATGATATTTCTTTTACAGAATGAGATTCATTATAGTCTAGTATTTCTCTATATGGATGATCCCATTTTGGTTCAACAAGATAATACTTTGCAGAAAATGCGTTTGATTCAAGTAGTCTTAAATAATTTGATTCATTAATTATCTGTAGTTGACGAATATTTCCAGTTTTGGTTGAAACGGTCGATGCAACATACTTTTTATCAGTTTTTTCTTTTAGTAGAGACTCAACGCTTCTAAAATTCCAACGATCAATATCTTGCCAAAACATGTAATTACAAGCATATTGATTGCTTTCTGCTACAGAATGTTCGGCTAAAAACTGTAGAAGTTGAGTTGCTTTAACTGGTCTATTTAATTTACCCCAAGGATACAAAGATTGGTTCTGTTTATACCAAACCCAATTATAAGTGGGTTCGATAAACATTGGTTTTTGAGTTGTTCCTTGTTGTTTATTTCCTGATTTAAAGAAATTATTATTAATTACATTTACTAAACCAAGATTATCTTCTCCATCTTTTGATGCTATTTTTGTAATAATATCAGCACCAGTAGATCCCGTCAATTCTGAAAATTCTTTATATGAAAGAAGATAATGTTCATAAGAAATAAATTGTATTTCTAATTTGACAGAAGATATATTTACATCTTGATTTAGTTTGTTATTTTTAATCTGATCTTCTGTTGCCTTTACATTATAAATTTTATAGCGTAAAGATTTATACGAGTTTGGAATATCTGGATTTTCTATTTTTATAACAACATCTTCAAATCCTGAAAAATTTATTTGTTCTGCTGTAGAATTTAAATCTCGTATTACTAATTTACCAACAACGGAAGCTTCAAACATTCCTTCCAATAATTCAAGTGAAACATAAGAAAGTTTTGATGCGTCTGGAAAAATTTGGTAAACTTGACCATCTTTTCCTATAATTTTTAAATCATGTATTGTTAAATTAATAAGTTCTTGTACAATTTCGCTATTTGACATAATTATGGAGTTCTAAAAAGTGAGGTTGAAGTAACAGTTGGGTCATTAAATAAAAGTTTTGCTTTATCTTCGATGAGAGGAACTATACGAGTACTAATTACATTTAATTTTACTTTATCAACATACTCGGATACAGTTTTTTGTTCATATGTTCGTACTTTAATACCAGTAACAGATAAATTATTTATTACTCTGTAAATTAATGTTTTTTGAAAAGCAGTTTTATCTGATGGACTGCAAGTATCAACTATAATTTTACTTTCCGATAAAGTTCCGCCTTCGGCTGAAATTAGTGGATTTAAAACTTTGCCGTTATTTGCAAAAATTTGATAAGGAGAAGAGGCGTAATTTGAATAGCCAAATAAAGTAAAGTCTGTGGATGGTGTTGTACAGAAATTTGTCAAATTAACTTCTTCAATCTGCGAAGAATTTGTCAATCTAGACAACCGTTTTATTTTAAATGTTGAAGAAGACAGTCCGGTGGTTGGAAGATTATAATTTTCTTTCAATACGATTTGTTTATAAAAAGGATTCCAAGATTCTATAATTCCATATGAATTTTCATTTAAATAAAGTATATCATTTGGCAAAATTTCTGCGTTTTCATACACATAAAAAGTTGCTTTTCTCGAATAATTGTCTAATAACGTTCCAAGTTCTTCTTGCTGTGATGGCCAATCGCGATTTACATCATATACTTTATTTGCAAGCATCATAATCCAATAATAATCAAACGTTCCATACTTTGAAAATGATAATCGTTCTGGTCTTAAGATTTTATCAGAGTATTCTTCATAAAATAAATCAGGATTTTGAAAAAAAGAATCCTTTATTCCAACTTTAATAAACAAATCTGGAACGGTAAATACTCCATTCGAAAAAGTATATTCCATTTTTGGTAACTGTTCAAAGTAACGCATTAAATGATGTCTCCGTATCCAGCCGCGGCCCTGCTCATTATTTTTTCTGAGTTTGTGGCATCTCTATACGCTGGTTCTATTTCTAGAAATGCTAATTGAAGATCCAATCCCATATAATAATTATTGGTTGTTAAAATAGGAGAAGATGGATCTAATCGATTAACTGTGTAATTCACCAAAAGAGATGGTTGTATTTGGTTCGACAAAACAAATGATTTATTTGGTCCAGCGCCTGGAACAATGCTTATTTTCCACATTGCTGGAGGTGTAATTTTATTAAATGTTCTGGATTCTAGTGTCGGATACATTCTGGACTGAAATCCGTTTGCAATTGCATCAATTATATCCGCATCTTTTCCGTTTTTTGCATATAAACTGAAACCAAAGGAGTGAGCACGTTTTGCCATATTTTTAAAAGACAAATCACTAAAAGAAACGTCCTGAATAGCAGAACCATTAATTCCGCCCAAAGCACCCATTACATCATTTGGGGAAAATCCCTTCAGTATTGGCAAATCCAACACTAATGTTGAAAGTTTACCAACTCCACCACCCGTAAATAAATCTCGAACTCCCTGAAGAGCCATATCTACATTTGATGGTTCTACGTCTTGGTAATTTGCTGTGTTTGGTGAATTATATCTCTGAAGTGGTAGTATGTAAGAACCAGAATTACCTACAAGTTTTGCTTCTACTCTTTTATCAGGTCTAGTACTAAAATCTTGTGGTTGAAAACGAACCCAAGCAGCAACTCTTCTTTGATAAGTACTACTGGAGGGATATTGTTCGTTTACTGGTATTGATGTTGGCATATCTATTTCCTATGGCGTATAAAAGTAAATATAAACCAAAAAATCCACAAAAATACGTTGGCAACCCAAACAACATAATATGTAGATCCTTATGGGAAAGAACCTTCTGTAAGTATTTAGACGAAAATGCCAATATTATTCGTTGGTCTAGTGAAGAACTACAAATTCCTTATATTTCTCCAGTCGATAACCAAGTTCACATGTACTATCCTGACTTTTTATTTGAAATGAAAAAAGAAAGGGAAGTAGAAACAGTGGTTGTGGAAATAAAACCAGAAAAACAAACAAAACAACCAATTAAAGGCAAAAAAAGTAGTAAAACATTTTTAACTGAAACTATTCAATATGAGATAAATAAGTCTAAATGGCATTCTGCTAAAAATTTTTGTGATAAAAACGGATGGAAGTTTATGGTTTTGACAGAAAACAACCTTTTTAGAGGAACCACCAAATGAGTCTTTACGAACACTCAATCTCCACTCTTCAAAACTATATAAATTCTCAAGGTGGGATACAACTCCCAAACAGATATCATGTAACAATAAAGAGAAAAGATCAAGATCAACAAGGTGAATTTATCTGTAGTATGTCTCAACTACCATCAAGAAGAGTTAAAGCATATGCAGATATGTTATCTGGTGTTGCCTCACCAATTGGTATGCCTTATGGGGTTGAATATGTAAATAATCTCATGGAATTTGTAATTGAGGAATCTTTTGCGAGCAGAAAATACTTTGAAGATTGGATTTCTTCACTTTTTACTGATGAATTTGGACATTCTGATTCAGATTATGTAAATAGAATAAATTTTGTTGAAAATGCAACCGGAGAGATAAAGATAGAAGCATTATCTGTTCAGAATAGAGGAAATTCACCAAAAGTAAATGCTAGATACAAATTGTATGAATGTTTTCCTTTAGAATTAATACCAACTAAATTCGATGAAACAATGATGAACTCTACAATGAAATTTACTGTTAATATGTTCTATTCACGTTACACATATGACATGCTTGCATAACTAATAAATATTATTGAGGTAATTATGCTTAAAGAATTATTGATTGAAAAAACACCAAAATATACTGAAATTTTACCAGTAACCCAAAAAAGAGTAACATTTAGACCATTTGTTGTTAGAGAAGAAAAAAATCTCATGATAGCAAAGGAAACTTCATCATTTGATAATTTAATGACAACGGTTCAAGAAGTAATCAACTCTTGTACCACTGGCATTCCAAATGATGACTGTAAATCTCTACCATTTTGTGATTTAGAATATTTGTTTTTAAAAATAAGAGAAAAATCGCTAGGAGAAATTGTTGAATGTTATCTAACTTGCCCAGAAACACAGGAACGAGTTGTTTCTTCTATTAATTTACAAAACGTAAAAATATCAAATAAAAAAATAAATGACAAGATAAAGTTAGATTCGAATATTACAGTTGTAATGAAACAACCAACTCTTGACACTTATTTAAAGTTAAATAAATTCGAATTTAAAGAAGAAGAAGAGGGAGTGTTAGAATTACTAGCATTGTGTGTTTCTGAAATACATGCAAAAGAAGAAGTTTATTACACAAAAGATGTACCTCACGAAGAAGTTCAACAGTTTATTGAGTCATTAACTGCAAAACAATTCAAAATATTAGTTTCTTTTTTGAAAGAAATACCAACAATTGAATACACCATACCGTATAAAACAAAAGATGGGGTTGAAAGAACACTAACAATAAGAGGATTTTCTGATTTTTTAGAATTATTCTTGGTTATGCCGATTTAATCTCTATTTTTAAAATAAATTTTCAAATATTTTTTGAACATAAAGTGCCAATAGATCAAATAGAGAGAATGCTACCGTGGGAGAGAAATTTATTCGTGGACATGATGAGAAAACATATAGAAAATCTAAACGAAGAATTAAAATAATCATCAAAAGCCATGAAGCCTACAAAAAAAGAACAAATTAAAAAAATTATAAGAAAACAAGCGAATAAAATTAACATACCTTTCTTTAATTTTGACAACGCAAAGAAAACTGTTGATATTTCTCCATCCACTACTCTAAAAATTCTTCCAGATTTAATTGAAAAAGAAAAAAATGAGGAAACTAATGAAAAGTTTTCTCATTTTTTAATAAAACCCACTCCTGTTTTACCAAAAACAGCAAAACTAAGTTCAATTACACAACCAATTTTGTTTAATTCCGTAAAAAATGAACAAAAATTTTT